AATCTAGAAAAAACACAGACGGAGCAAACACAACAACCACCACAGCAGTTATTGGCTCCAGCTACTATTAAAGGAAAGCCAGCTCAAGCAGTTAATCAGGAAAGTCCGCAAGTAGCAGTATAAAATTAAAAATATATGTTTAGTTCAGAACAACTAATAAAACTAAAAAGATTATTTCAAGACCCCGATTGGAAATTGGTAGATAAAATGTTAAGAGAATACATTGAACCCCTGCTAAACATTCAAAATGTTGATTTAAGTGATTTAAATAGAGGCGTTAAGGGGGAAATAAAGGCAAAAATACAATTTTATTTATTAATTGATAAGTTTTTGAAGGATGCTCAGGTAATAGCTGAATCTAAAGAAATATCAGAAGTTAATAATAAAGATTCAATGGAATAATTAGAAATAATTATATTCGGGTTAAAGGAACACCCTTTAAAAGTTCCATAACGAGCTGTCGTAAACAGCAATCAAAAATATGTCAGAAAAATTAGACATTGAGAACATCAACTCTTCAAATGATGCGGACGTCAACGATAATGACGACAATGTGGGAGAAAACAACAACGATGACAACAATGACAATACTCCCACCCTTGAAGATTATAAAAGAGTTTTTGAGGAAAAGAAACAGCTAGAGGAGAAAAACAAGAAATTGTATGCTCGTCTAGCCAAGTTGTCATCTAATCTTAAAGGGCAGGCAGTATCTCATCCAGATGATGTTAATGACAAATTAGAAAGGCTGGAATTAAAAACAGAAGGTTTTAGTGACGAAGAAATTGATTTTCTAAGACCTTATGGTGGCAAGAAAGCTCTTGAAAATCCTTATGTGAAGTCAGCCATTGACATTATGCGTGAGAAGGCAAAAGCCGAATCAGCAGTTGTTGATGTTGACAGCACAAAGTCGGATATTGAGAAGAAATATACCGCTGACCAGCTAAAAAATATGCCGTTAGAAGAGCTGGAAAAAATACTGCCAAAAGCGTAATCGTTAAAAACTGATGCCCGAGTTCTTGTTAATTATTAACAAGTTGATTACGATGTTAAGTTAATATAATTTGTATGGCTAATGTTACTACTTCAACCTTATCTAATTTGATGCAAATCTATTATGATAAGGTATTTCTAGACCGTGCTGAACTTGCCCTACAATACGATTTCGGTGCACAAAAAAAGGTAATGCCAAAAAATAGTGGTAAGACTATTTACTTTAATCGCTTTTCACCGTTACCAGTTGCTACTAGTCCTTTAAGTGAGGGTTCTAGCTCCTTAACTGGTGTTGCGATGTCTAGCACTATTGTTTCAGCCACTATCGCTGAATATGGCAATTATTCTTCTGTTTCATCTCTGTTTGATATGACTTCTCTTGACGAAGGATTAAAAGAACACGTTGAGGTGATGGCTCAAAATGCTGGTGAAACACTAGATACCTTAATTGCTGCTGCGTTATCTGCTAATGCTACCGCTCAGCTTGCTGGCGGTAAATCTGCTTTAAGTGCAGTAGCAAGCACTGATACCTTAACTGGTGCTGAAATTCGTAAGGCTGTCCGCACGTTAAAGAAAAACAAAGCCAAAACTTTTGATGATGGGCTATTTCGTGCTGTTATTCCCGTAAGTGCTGCTTATGACTTACGTGGTAATAGCGAATGGTTAAACGCTAACACCTATGTAAACAATGAACTTTACAAAAATGGTCAAGTTGGTGTTTTACACGGTGTGCGTTTTGTTGAAACCAATAACGAGGTAACTCAGAGTTCAACCACTACGGTTTATCATACTTATGTGTTTGGTAAAAATGCTTATGGTATGTTAAGCCTAGAGGGTCAACCCGAAAGCCGAATTATTATCAAAACTCCTGGTCCAAATGACACTTCTAATCCGTTAAATATGTATTCTACTGTTGGTTGGAAAGCTTATTTTGTTGCCAAAGTTTTGAATTCTGATTGGGTGATTGCCATCAAGAGTGGAGCTACTGCTTAATTAACAAAATAATATTGTTCCCGCTTGAGTATTCAGACACGCCGATATACTCAAGCGTGGCGTGTGAATAATATGACAATACAAGAATTAGAAACAAAATTGAAAGAAATAGATAAAAATATTGTTATTAATGACCTTTCACAATATGGTGTAACCGATGTAGTAGAAATTGCTTATAACTATAATGGTAAAATGGTTAATATTTGTGCTTGTCCATCAAAAGAAGTAAAGGAAGAGTTTGACCCAGATTATAAAGATGAATATGGTAGGCCACACAGAACGGTTGGAGCAGTTTTATCAATGGCTCAAAACTTTATGAATCTATGGAATAATGAACCTGGATTTATAGAGTTAATGACCTGTAATGAAAAAGATTTATGACCAAGATTCTTTTTACTAATAGGCCGAAAGATGTTTGGATTGGTGGTGACTATATCCAAATGGAACGAACTGCTGAAGAATTAGAAAAGCTTGGCGTCGGAGTAGAAATTATTGAAAGCGGATTATTAAGACCTGCATTAAGAATAAGAGAGTTTGACATTGTTCATAACTTTAACTTTCCGATGGTTTGGGCAACTTATTCTTGCTGGATGGCTAATTTACATCGTAAGCCCTGGGTTAGCACTATGATTTATACCGATACTGATAGATTTGTATCTTATGAGAAGCAACAAATTATGATAGATAATTGTTCGGCTGCTATATTTGCTAATCAATGTGAAGTAGAAAGAGCTAAAAAAAGATTAACCATAAAAGATGACATTATCCACATAATTCCTAACGGAATAGATGATTTTTGGTTGAGAAATATAAGACCTAAAAATAATAATTATGGTGATTATGTTTTAACAGTTGGGAGAATAGAAAATTTTAAGGGACAGCTAGTAGTGGCTAAGGCTTGTAAGGAGCTTGGCTTTAAATATATTTGCGTGGGTGAAACACCAGATGAGAATTATGCTAAACAGGTTAGAGCTGAAGGGGCTATTATTTTACCACCAATGAATAAAGAAGAATTGATAAAAATGTATAAATACGCAAAAGTAATGGTATTAGCTTCAAAAACGGAAGTAATGAGTTTGGCTGTAATGGAAGCAATGGCACAGAATTGTCCAATAGTTTTAACTGATGGCTCTGGCTGGAAGCCTAACAATGTTTCTTTTTGTAAGTATAATAATGTTTCTAGTATCAAGCAGGCAATTAAGAAAGAATATGGCAGAAAAGTAGACCACAGAGAACAAATAAAGCAATATCGCTGGGAAGAAGTAGCCAAACAACTGAAGCAGATATATGATAACTTGCTGGCTAATAAAGCTTAGAATATGAAAATATCAGCCTTAATTCCAACCTTTAACAGACCTCAGTTTATTGTTAATGCTATTAAGGCAATTTTAGACCAAGATTATGATGATTTTGAAATAATAATAAAAGATGGTGGTGAACCAATTAAACATTTACTTCCAGACGATAAAAGGATAAAATATATTTGGAATAAGGATAGGGGTATAACTGACGCAATGAATCAAGCAATGAAAGTAGCAACTGGCGATGTGTTTGTTTGGGCTAATGATGATGATAGAATAGCCGAAGGAACCTTTAAGTTTGTTAGTGAAAACTTAAAAGATAATGATAAATGGGGATATGGCTTAATTGAAATGATAAACGGAGATGTTAGAATAATATGGGGTGATGAGTGGAGTTATCAAAGATTATTAAAGCAAAACTTTGTTCCCCAGCCCTCAGTTTACTGGAAAAGAGAAGTTTATGAAGAAATGGGTGAAATGGACGAAACAAATGATTTAGTTAGTGATTATGAGTATTGGTTAAGAATAGGCAGTAAATATAAACCAGTTTTTTGGAATAGAATAATGGCTTATTATACTATTCATAAAGACCAAATAACACAAAAAATTATGGCAGAACAACTTAGACAAGCCAATGAAGTAAGAAAAAAATATGAATTGCCTACTCGGTAGAAATGGATTTATTGGTAAAGAATTAGCCAAAAGAATTGGTAAGTTTGAAACAATCCCAAATAAAAATTCTAATATTATTTATGCTTTTGGCTTACCGTCGTCAGTGATATTATTTAATAAAAATGTAGATTATTGTTTTAGAGAAACCATTGATACCTTTTTAGAATTAGCTGGTCTTTGTAAAGAAAATAATATATACTTAGTTTATCCGTCCAGCGCGACGGTTAATAATAAAAATAATAGTTATTCAAGATGTAAGGCTTGCTTAGAGGAAATACATTATGGATACGGATTAAATGCTTTGGGATTAAGAATTGCAGCTGCTTATGGACCAGGTGAAGGTCATAAAGGTGAATACTCGTCGGTTATTTATCAGTGGTGTAAACAAATGAAAAATGGAATAAGGCCAGTTATATGGGGAGATGGAACGCAAACAAGGGATTTTATTTATATTGATGATGTAATTGATAACATAATGGAACTTGTAGAAAAAAGAGCAACTGGTATATATGAAATAGGCACTGGAATAAATACTAGTTTTAATGAAATTATTAAAACCATTAACAAGGTATTAGGAACAAACATAGAACCAATTTATCAAGACAAGCCAAGTGATTATATACAAGACACGCCAGTTAAACCAGTTCCTTGTAAGGTTAGTTTAGAAGAAGGAATAAAAAACATTATACAAACATTATGAAAATAGTTTTTATTGACAGCTCTTGGAATAACACAAAAGACAAAAATTATAGCGGTGTTGGCTATTATAGGCTTGTTAACCCAGCAAAGTATATTAAAAAATATAATATTAAGGTTATTGGCAAGGAAATTCAAACCCTTTATAAGAAACCAGAAGATACCCTAAAAAACATAATGAGAGATAACGATATTGTGCTTACAAAAGCAGTAGACAACCCACAGGCTTGTGCTCAGTTATTATTTTACAGGGATTATTATAAACGAAAGTTAATTGTTGACTTAGATGATAATTATTTTGAAGTTAGAGAAGACCAACCAGGATATAAGTGGTATTATCCCGGAAGTCAAAAAAAAGCTATTTTATCCTCTTATTTATCGTTAGCTGACCATTTAATAGTTTCAACACAACCACTAGCCGATTATCACCAAAAATATTTTAAAGAGATTTACAACATAGACAAACCGATAACCGTATTACCAAACTTTAACGATTTAGATGAGTTTAATTATCCCTATAAGGGTAATCAAAATGAGAAAATTGTTAGAATTGGCTGGCAAGGTTCAACCACACATCTTTCAGATTTAAAATTAGTGATGCCTGCCATTAAGGAAATAATGAAAAAGTATAATAATGTTTGGATTGACTTTATGGGCGGAATTGAGGCTTATCAAGTTAAAGATTTATTTGGTGATTTTCCTGAAAAAATATCTAAACGGATATTAATTATTGGCGGAACACCTAGCTGGATAGAATATCCTAAAAAATTATCGGAAACAGAATGGGATATTGGAATTTGTCCATTAATAAATGATGAGTTTAACAGAAACAAGAGCCATATTAAGTGGATGGAGTATTCAGCCTATAAAATACCAACAATTGCTAGTAGAGTTTATCCTTATTATAAAGATATTTTAGGAATTAAAACAATTCAGCAAGGAAAAACTGGCTTTTTAGCCAGAACAACAGACGATTGGATTAAATACCTTACACTTTTAATAGAAAATAAAAATTTAAGGAAAAAAATTGGTGAAAATGCCTACGAAGATATTAAGAAAAATTGGCAGATGAAAGACCATTATCAACTTTATGAAGATTTATTTGATAAAATTATATGCAATACAACGACACAACCAATAAAAACGGAATAATACAATTAGCTGAAGACTACACCGATTTAGGCGATGGTTATATTTCGGGTAATTCAACAATGTTAAAAAAGTTTACTGCTTATGCTAATGAGGTTTCAGATGATATTTGGTCAGTTATTTGGTCGTCAGCTGGAAGTTGGCAATGGGACGATAGTAATCAGGCTGACTTACCGCAAGCAACAACTGATATTGTTTCTGGACGGGCAAAATATACTATCCCGCCAGATATTTTAACCATTAAAAGGGTTGAGATTAAAAATGAAAATGGCGGTTGGACTAAACTTAAACCATTTACCAGAGAAAAAACAGCAACATCAATTGGTGAGCTAGAAACAAGGCTTGGTTGTCCTACTCATTATTTTGTTTTTAACGATACAATTCAGCTTTATCCCACTCCGTCTTATGATTTAACTGGTGGCTTAAAAGTATTTTTTGATAGGGCTGGTGTTTCTTTTTCACCCTCAGATACAACTAAAAGTCCTGGAATTGCTTCACCTTTTCACGAATTATATCCGCTAGGTATGGCTATTAAGTGGTTATCCATTAAACAGCCAACTAATTCATCTTTATTGCTTTATAAAGAAAAATATAAAGAAAAATTAGAGGCTATGAAGGAGTATTATGCTAGACGCTGGGAAGATAATGCTCCACCAGTAATAACAACTACTAGCGAAAATTTTGAATAATATGGAGTTCACACCACAACAAATTAAAAGACTGGAGAGAATAGCAAGGATTGAGAAAAATCCTACTCTTGAAATTGTTGACGAACTATCAAAG